TCGATCCAGATCGCACCGACGAACGTGTCCTCGGTCAGCCACCCGTTGCCGGGATTAGTGCTGCCGTCAAACGCGAAGCTTGCCTCATTTCCCGTCTCTTCATTCGACGCCGAGGCGGTGCCCGATCCCACGAGATTGGTGCCGTCCACATCGAGCCACTGAATCTCGCCGAAACCGACTTGAGGGTCCGACCCCGGTGTGTCAATGCTCAAGCGCCAGCGTTGGGCGGCAACAAATTCGACCGCTTCCAGATCGGGGAGGTCGATGAACTCGACACCATTCTCCGCGCCGTTGACAACGACGTAGCGGCCGCCCTGTCCAGTATAGTCGCTTGGTGCATCAGCGAGGCCAAGGAAAGTGGTGACAATGTTAAGGTCAACCCACTCGACGCCATCCTCGCCGCTGTTGACAACTAGATACTTACCTGCGTTGTCGGTGTAGGCCGGGAACACAGCAGCATCCACGAACTCAAGAGCGTTCTCGGCTAGGTTGGCAGAAAGAAAACGACCGGCTTGACCGGTGAGTGTGCCCGGCGTATCATTGAGCGAAACGAAGCTGACGGTCGATTGCGGCTCCGCCGCGACGATAACATCGGTGCCTTCCATGGCCGCCAGAAGGCGCGTTTCGTTGTTCGGGATGTCAACGGTCACGCCCGGAGCGCCGTTAAACTGAACTTTCAGCACTTCACCACTGATGTTGCGAACTGCAATGATGCGGCTAACCGGGTTCGTGTTGATCGTGGTGGGAAGTTCGAGAGTGGACGAGGCGGTAGCGCCTGTAGCTTCGAAAATGAAAGCCGAAACAAGCTGGCTGTTGCTGAGAAGCACAGTTGTAGCCGCCGAGAAGTCAACCACCAACTTGGCGTTGGTTGCGTTCTCAAGCGCCCCGATCGCATCGTTGATCGTGACTTCTTTGTTGTTCTGGCTTGGGGTGACCTGTGTGATCCCAAGGAGGGGAGTAGTTGCCATTTAGGTCCTCTAAAGTTGACGCACTGTATACTAAAAATTGCGCTTCGTGTCAATACAATTCTGTGATGTTCCAGAGCCCGGTGCCAATACGGGTGGCTTCAAACCACTTGGGAATGCCTGTCACAGCACCTATCTCAGCCGCATAAACCAGAATGGTGTCTTCACCATCGAGATCAACCAGTGGGAAAGTGAACTCGTTGGGGAGGTCCGCTCCCGAAGAATCGAACAAGCTAAACTCACCCGTGATGTCTGGTGTGAACGCAGCGATACCAGCAACATCACTGACCCCGCGCCCAGCCCATACTCGATAAGCGATCTTTGCGCTTGGCTTATCACCTTCCCGATAATGAATCGTGCCAACACCATCGGTCAACGGAAACACTACACGCGAACGACGCTGCATTGAGACGGTGACCGTGGTATCATCGTCGGTAACTGCCACATCTTCTGGAGAATAGGGCTGGAGGTCGCGTGGTGTGAGGTCGTATGTGCTAGTTTCAGCCTCATCAATCTTGGTTCCGGGCGGAACAGCCTTCAACTGAATTTGGAGGTTGTAGGCTTCGGGCGGCCGGGCCTGAATAAGGAAGGCATCCGGATCGAGGAGGATGAAGGTCTCGCCTTGAAAATGGTCGTTGACAGCATCGTTAGTGCCGCGCCGTCCTCGCAGAAGGCCACGAAGCGTCCACGATCCATCAGCCTCTTGTGTCGCCTCCCGGAACTGAATGATCTCCCGACCAACAAGTGCGGCGTTCGTTTGAGTGTTCAGCATATCCTCTTGCGTGATCGACTCAAGCATGACAGCCGGGTTCAGGATACGGACGCGGAACTCGGTCGTGTTGTCTGTCGCCGCCCATGATGTCGTAGGTGGTAGCACAGTTTGGCAGAAACCAGTGACAAGACGATTGTTGATAATCCCGAGATTGGCAAAGTCGAAGCCGTCATTAATGAAGAGCGCCGCGCCTGAGAAATTGATGGCGTTGGAACCAACCGCCAGATATACCTGAGCGTTCTCGTTTGCATCGTAGTCAATATCCCGTAGTAAGGGTGTGTTGACCGCATAAGGCGCTGCCGGATAATTAAGCCCCAGTGTCGGGAGCGGAATATCCGAGAAATTTCCAGTCAGGTCCGACTGGTAGGTGGTTGCCTTTTCGCTCACGGCCTTAATATCGATTGCGAAATTGGCCCCGACCAACGACTCGGTAAAGCGCATCTGGTAGACAGTCCCACTTTCGAGAACCACCGTGGCCACATCGCTAGGATCGTATTTCAGGTAGCGCCATGGGAGCGTGAAATCGAAAGCGGTGCGGTTTGCCCAGTGCATCTTGAGAAGCTTGTCGGCGCACTGCTTGGCTTGGTCTGGTGTCCAAACGATAGGTAGGTCGATAATGTCTTCCTTACGGGAGAGCATTGACGGAACTGGTCCTGAAATACGCTTTTGCGTCTGTGAGCCTTGTTGGTGATCACGCGAAATGTCGTAGAAGTTCACAGTCATTCGCATCGGCATGTCAAGCTCTTGCGTCACCGTCTCCTTGACGACGAGATTGTCGCTGTCGCGTGCAATCCAATCCTCAGGGATAGTTACCTGCGAAGCGTCGCCCCGGCTGCGAAAACGAAGCTTGTAGTCGCTCTCGTATCCATCGAACAGAAAGCCTGTTGCAAGCTGCCGCAGGACATCGCGGGCTGAGGTTTCGCGATCGATCAAGTAGCCCGTGATAAGATCGTCGTTAAGCCCGGATACATCGTAATCATCGATACCTAGCACACCTGTTCGATCACAAATATCTGCCACCACATCTGCGATGGTCAGATTGGCGACACCACCGCGAAAGACGATACGAATGGCGCGGTTTTCAGTTTTCGTGAGCAAGCTCGCAGTCTCATCATCCCACTGGCTTCCTGAAAAAGCGGAAAATTGATTACCACCGAAGATACCATCAACGGCGACTTGATTGACAAACTCACCAGTTTGCAGATCGATTTCGAAGATGTGAGGGCGTGTGGCCACACTTGTCTTGTCAATAGCCCAGCCGAAAGTGCCGCCTGCGATGCGGGAATACTGCATACTATTCGAAGGTAGCTTAATATAACCCACTTCATCTTCGAAATAGATACGAGCAAACTTGTAGGTTCCAGTCGAGCGCTGGTATTTGAAAGCTGCCACTTCCGATCCCTGCGAACTCGTTACAGTGCCAAGAGTAAAGATGCAATCGTCTGTTTGGTCATACAGGCACACACGTGGACTGTAGGACCATGCTTCGTCGCGGAACTTTTCACTGGGAGTGCCGAACGCATTGAGGTTTAAGTAGCTTACGCTGTAATCTTCACCTGAGACCCACTCAGGTCCGTTTGGTGTATCGCGAACGGAGAAGTTAATACCACCGCTGATATACCACTGTTGAATTTGAAGGCTGCCGCCTGATCCACGCCATCCGATAATGTCGCTGTTACCGGTTCCACGTCGTCCCTCGACAAACGCTGAGGGCTCCCAGTCTACACGGAAGCCTCCTGCCATCGGCCACGCCGCTCCTTCACGAAGAATCCACACATAGCGAGTCCAAGTCACGGTCAGAAAGATATTCGAGCCCCCAGTGCGGCAGAATCCGATCTTTCCAAGGTTCCCCACCCCGTAAGATTCACTTTCTCCAAAACCGCTGGCTTGGCTGTTGGCTGAATAACTGACAAATCCGGACGTGCTGTTCGACGTGATACCATAGGTGCCCGTCTTACTCATCGTGAAAATGTTGTGTTGTTGGATAGGTGCAGAGTTTTGCAGACTTTCGGTTGACAGGAAGATTCCAGTTCCTTGTAGATACTTTCTGCGACGCGAACTATTCCACATCCAGTCGAGACTTGCGTTTGCGTTGATTTCCGTCATGGTTTCCAAATCAAACAGAAAAGCGCCATTGGTATCAGCCATGAACACAACGCCCAAATCCCAGTCCGGAAACCAGCTTCCACCGTTCCCATTCGAATGAAGGTCTTCACCATTCGGCTCTTTGGCTTCTACGTTCGGGAAGTTGCGGTTTGGGTTTCGAGTCACCTCAAAGGTTAGTTGAGGAATCCGATTGCCGTAATTTTCCAATTGCATGTTCTCAAACACACAATATGCCAGACCACGGTGGGCCGATACATTTCCCGCTCCTTTATCAGCCTCGATAAGGGAATCCGGAAGTTGATTTTCGTCGCCGAGATAGATACGGAGCCCGTAGCTCTCATCTTTGCGACGCCCTGTGGTTACGGCAGAGACCGTTACCGCGACACGCGATCCTGCCGTTCCGGGAGCACCCGGCGTCCGGGTTGATCCCGAGGTTGTGTCATAAATGAGTTTGCCATCAGCCCAGATGCGAAGAATGCTATCGATTGGTCCCTTACACATTCCCATCGCGAAGCTGGCATCATACGAATATGTGGTCTGCTTAGGTCCGCCCTTACCGGCTCTGGTGGTCTCCTTAGTTTCGCGGATGCCTGTTGTCCAGAGCATGTTGCCGCCGATACGAACGGTTCCATAAATCTCTGGGATAGGCTTACCGTATGTGGAAGCAGAAACCTTAAGATCGTTGAGGCGCGGTCCTTGTGTGGTAGGCCCGAACAAGGACTGACCCACCATTCCACCAAGCGTCATGCCGATAGATGCACCAAGTGGTCCACCTACAAGGAAACCTGCGACGCCGCCGACTACTGTTGTTACGAGTTGACCCATTAAACGAGGTCCTTGATCGAGCGAATTGCGAAAAGACGACGTGGCCAGTCGTGGATAAAAGGCTCTTCCATGACAATACCTGTCCCAGCGTAGGCGTGGATTAATGTAGTCACACCATTCTTCTCTGCGAAGATGCCTGCATGACACGGCTGGGTTCCATCACGAAATACGCCAAAGTGTCCCGGCACGGTTTCTGTCTCGGGGTTCGAATTAGCAAAGATGTGGCCAATGAACTTTTGAGGGTCCGGAGTTCGGCGATAGCCGGGCATATCAGGGATTTCGAGGCCAAGGTCCCGAGCGGCCACGAGAATGAGTCCTACACAGTCAAGACCGTTACGAGAACGGCCTTGGTGGACCCAACGGACACCAAGCCAGTTGCGAGCCGAGTTAACATAGTCCTGCTTGCTAGGTTGCATCTGGATACCGCATAAATTCATCGTTACCGGGGATGTAGTCTTCCGCACGGCGGTTCGCTACATTGTCATAAAGCTTACAGGAGGCGAGTGATCGGTCGCATCCCTGCGCGATGTCGAAAAGATCACCGGGCTCGATAGTGTAGGACATACCCTCGAAAAGATCGATGGTGTTGGTCTCATCGTCGTAGCCAATAATTTCCACGACCCGACCGGCATTCTTTCCCGAAAACCAAGTGATCGTGCCACCCACGTAGGTCGAAGCGCCTGTAAAAGGCACTGGGAGGTCTTGCGGTGTCTCAGCGATATTAATCGGACCCTGCCCGCTTGATCCAAAAGCAAACACGGCTGATTGACCATCAGTGGTGAAATTGAATGCGAAACTGGCGACGGTATTCCAAACCGACCCATTGACAGGTTCGGTGTCGAGCCACTGAATGTCGAAGGATGACGGGGCCAGTCCGGCTTCTCCCGCGATTACCTCAATCTGGGCAATATCGATCGCGGACCCAAAATCAATCCACCAACGAACGTCAGCAATGTCGATGTCCTCATCATCTTCACTTTCGTTATTCCACGCGGAGTTGAAACCCCAAGTGGTGTGGTATTTCCCATCCCGAAGACGGCGAGGGCTGTCTGAGTTTAGTCCATCAGGAATGTTATCGAATGCCGTCCCGCCTTGAATGAGGTTACCATCTTGGTCGCGAAACCGGAGTTGCGCAAGAGCGAACCACGTGCCATTCGGGATGCCGTCCGGCCTGAACGACCAATAACGGTGAGCCCCTTCGCTTGTGCCAACTGTGGGTGCGTCTGGGATGTCCGACGCTGTGAACTGCGATCGTCCATCACTGGTGGTCGTTACAGTGCCGCGTCGCGTGTAATCCGCGATGTCTAGCTTGCAGCGGTCATCACAAAAGTCCGCCCGACACTCGGCCGAGTAAACTTCGATCCAGTTGTGGGTCAGCGCTTGAGCGAGGCCCCGAATTTCCGTAACAAACGTGCCATTATCGAGAAGAGTGACTTCACCAAACCACCCACGACGAACACGCAAGGCTCCAGTGTCCGGAGCTTGCCAGTTGACGATAAAGACATACACGTCGGCCCGATTGAACAGCCCGGCGCGGAGTTCTTCATCCCTGATCTTTTCGGAGTCCAAAATGCC